CCGCGCCCGTTTGCGATTGCGTGGCAGTAGATCGGCTCGCTCTCGCTCTGCCCCAATTCGAGCCTGGTTCTCCGGATCCTTTGAAGGCTGCGATCTCATCTCGCAGGACTTTGTGCGCTTGCTGCACAACCAGTGCCGACGTTTCGGGTGTGTCTTGCGTAGCCGGGCGACCCTGCTCGCGCTCTATGGTCCGAATGTGGTATAGGCGCTCGCTTAGGCGCTCGATCATCGCCTGGCGAAATGATCGCAGGACAGCGACGGCTGCGTGGCCCTTGGTGCTGTCCATGTCATAGACCATTTGCCAAACTGCGTCCTCGTATTCTATGGTCTTCTTGAACGCTTTAACCTCAGCTTCGATGCGCTCTTCGAAATACTCGAAATAGGCCTGCGCCTGGACTGCCCTAGACGGTCGACCGATCAGGCTGACAGTTGCAATAGATCTGCGCTTGTTACGCAGGACTAGACAGTTGTAGTGTGGGCCAACAGCGTCCCATAAGGCGATGCGCCATCCGGCACCTGTCAGGATGTCTTCGACATCGGTGCTGCGTGTTTTCTCCTGCGGCTCATCGTCCAGTGCGATCGACTCTATTGTCAATCCGTATTTATCCAAGATCGATTGCGTAAGCGAAGCGGCCGCAGCCGCCTCGCCTTCGGTCCCGCGCTCCTGCATTGCGAGCAGTTTGCGGAGTTTGGATTTGATTAGCTCCTGGTCCATTGGCTTAGCCTCCGATCTCGATTGATGCGGCGAGGATTAGAGCAGTAACGAGCGCGCCGATACCTGCGTTGACTACGCGAGTTCGCCATGTGGGGCTGGTCATGTTGATGGGGTTCGAGCGATCGACCAGGTCGATGACCTGGAACTGAGTGAGGTGCAGGCGATGGGCTACTTTGAGGTGGCCGCGCTTGCCTCGGGTCGAGAGATAATACTCTTGCATTGCTATGTCCTCCGTGGTGGGATTGTGTGTGCCGACGCGACTGCGATCGCTTCGGCTGCGATATACTAATGATATGTTCAAGATACGGCAATTGAATTGATAAAGCAAGCACTAATTCAACCCGTTCGAACGATTTGTGCAGCAGTTGTTTGGGTATGTTTTGATGGTGTCCAGGTGGGTGCGTGGTCGGCCTCTCGGACCTCGAAAACAAGAGTTTAAGCGATTTCAGCTGCATCCGTTGACCTAAACCCTTAGTCAGTAAGGAGTTATATCATGTCACGAATATCAATGCGTCTAACTCGCTCGATGTTGCCACAGCCAGCTCGGGATCTGGTGCCATCCGAGGTGACCGATCCACAGCTGGCATTCTGGTGGGCGGCGTTCGAACTGGGCAGATCGGCGGCTGCGACTGCCAATCCTGCTGCGGGATCGAGGGTGGCAGCGGGCGACGATCCTGCTGCCGATCAGCTCAACCAGGTCGACCAGGGCGATCCGGAGTGGATCGACAGTGTAATAGCATATGGCTGCGGTCGAGCACCTGGTGCCGATCCTGCGGCGGTCGAGCAGCTACTGCGACAGGATGCCAAGGTCTCGCCGTGGATCGAGGCGGCTGCGCTGCCAAGTGAGAGAGTATGGACCATGGTGGTGGATGGCGTGCTCGAACGTGCTCACCTGGTCGCCGATCCAACAGCTGGCATGGGTGAATGAGGAGGGGTGCGCGCATCTCCATTGCATACACCACCAGCTCGCGGCCTGCCATCGATCGATGCCGTCCAACCGACCCCCCGGACCCGCAAACGCGCGGCGCGGCGAACGTCGACCATGAATTTTAACCCCTCTCAAGAAATCGCACCAAAAAATCGGTCTTCGCCACAGCCGACTGGACGACACCACCCATCTCTGCTTAAATTAACTCGGTGAAGCTGGCCATCGCAGTGTCCTACTTCGCATTAACCACACCCACCACGGAGGGCATCATGGTAGCACCAACGAAGGCATTTTCGCACCATAAGCATCTGCGGCCAGTATCGCGCGCAGAGCTTTCGCAGGTTCCCACACCACAAGCGACAGACACGTACTCGCCCGTATCCTTCGATGCGGTCTGGTCCGTCTTCGAGGAGGCCATGGATAAGGTTGCCATGCCGATCTGCGACAGGGTCGGACTTAAGCCGATGGATGTCTCGCTCCTCATAAGCTCCGACGAGAAGCTCTTTCGGGGCACGAGGTCCTTCTTGAAAGAGGGCGCGGGCTTTGGCGTACGTCTGGTGGGTGAGACCAGTCATAACAAGCGCACGGCGGTTCGCTTTGGCATCGAGGGCTTGGTGGAGGTTTGCAGCAATGGCCTATGCTTGCCAGGCTTCGTTAAGGCATCGGCGAAACGCCATGTGCCGCGCCAGATACCGGAGATACGCGAGGCGGCGTATACGGGCATTGAGGGGATCCCTGAGTTTCTGCAGGTGATGGGCGAGGACCGCTCCTCTATGATAGCGACGCCAATAAGCGACGATGACTTCTTGGGTTTTATTGGCCGCTTATGGGGCTATAATGTGCTCGGCAGCAATCAGTTGAATGACTGTGTTGAGCAGTGGGCTCAGCCTCGTCATTCGGCGTTTGAGAGTCGGACGCTGTGGTCAGGTTATAATGCGGTGACGGAGGTTTTGAAGTCGGTGCCGTTGAGGAGCCGTGAGTCGCGCTATGTGAACCTACATGAGTTGGCCCTGGCTGAGGTTCGGGATCAGCAGGCTAAGCGCTTTGGTGGCGATGCCAATGCGATCATGGATGCGATGGGACAGAATTAGTGGAGGATCCTGCGTTTCGAACTTGGGTTGAGGAGTATAACCCTGACGCGCTGGTCTATCCCGATCGGGACGAAGCTGTCCTGGGCATGGCCAAGAATTGGGCCGCTGAGTGTAAGTATGTAGTGGTCTACTGTTGGGACCGGCTGTTCAAAGCTGAGCTTGAGGCTGCAGCTAAGGACAACCCCGATATGGATCGTGATGAGCTGCACGAGATGACGATGGATCACATGGGGTTCAATGTCACGGGCGGCTACGTGGGCCCCAATACGCCATTGGTTGTCGAGCGATGGCATGGAGAAGACGGATGACCGTAGGGCAGCTAGTGGCTCATTTGCGCTCTTATCCGGATGAGGTGGAGGTCCGGACCCTGGTCGATTTCGGTACAGGGGTTGCGGAGGTCTCCTTGGACAATGTCACCGATTCAAATGAGTGGGACGAGCGTGATATACCGGTGGTTTTTTTAGTTGAAAAAGAGTCGCTGACATATGAGTTGATCAGCGCATGAGGAGATGGAGAGATGGTTGCCAAGAACAGTAGGACACTGAAGAAGAAGCTGTCGGCTGGCGAGTTGCGGTCGGCTTTTCTGCAGGCTTTTGAGGATCTCAATCCCGATAACGGCCGTGAGCATCTGGTGGCGTGGGGGCGTCGTAATCCCACCCATTTTTATCAGATGATGACGAAGCTTCTGCCGCGCGAGGTCAAGGCCTCGTTCGAGCATAAGGGCGCTGGCGATCTGTCGCGGGACGAGCTCTTAGGCATGCTGAATGAGTCAAGCGCTATCGCTGAGTAAAGATGAGGTGGTCCAGGAGCTCCTGCTGAGGCATGACGCTCGGGACGGCCTCATTGATTTCACGACCTATACGTCGCCAGGCTATGAACCTGCGCAGCACCACCACATGATTGCGGAGGCGTTGCAGCGGGTCGAGCAGGGTGAGACGAAGCGCTTGATGTTGTTCATGCCGCCACGGCACGGCAAGAGCGAGCTGGCTTCGCGGCGGTTCCCGGCATGGTGCCTGGGGCGTAACCCCAACTTGCAGATCATAAGTGCCAGCTACAACTCGGAGCTGGCCAGTGATTTCGGGCGTGAGGTGCGCAACATGGTGGCCTCTCAGGAGTACCGCAATGTCTTCGAGGGGGTTGAGCTGGCAGCCGATAGTCAGTCGGCTAATCGCTGGCACACCAATAGCGGTGGTGTGTACACAGCCGCAGGTGTCGGATCCGGTATTACGGGCCGTGGCGCTAACCTGGGCATCGTAGACGATCCGGTTAAGGATCGTGAAGAGGCTGATTCAGAGACGGTGCAGCAGCGAGTGTGGGACTGGTATCGGTCGACGTTTTACACGCGGTTGATGCCCGATGCGGCGATCGTGGTGATTATGACACGATGGCATGACCTGGATCTGGCGGGTCGCTTGCTGGAGGAGCAAGGGCACGGCGGTGATCAGTGGGACATCATCGAGCTGCCGGCCTTAGCAAAAGAAGAAGATCCTATGGGCCGCCCGCTGGGGGCAGCGCTTTGGCCCGAGTGGTATGATGGCGATCGGCTCGATCAGATACGGCGCGTTGTAGGCTCGCGTGAGTGGTCGTCGCTGTATCAGCAGGATCCACAGGCCGAGCAGGGCAACTTTTTTCTACGCGATTGGATTAAATATTGGGATGACCTGCCCAACGATCTACAGATATATGGGGCCAGTGACTACGCCGTTAAAGATGGCGAGGGGGACTATACGGTCCATGGCATTGCCGGCGTCGACCCCAACCAAGACCTCTTCATTCTCGATATGTGGCGTGAGCAGTCCAGCTCCGATGTCTGGATCGACTCGTTGCTCGACCTGGTGGAGAAATGGCGCCCCCTCGATTGGGCAGAGGAGAGCGGTCAGATTCGAGCCTCTCTCGATCCTTTCATACAGGCGCGCATGGCCGAGCGTCGGGTCTTTTTCAATAGGATCGGCTATCCCTCGGTCGCCAATAAACGCAATAGGGCGCAGGCTATCCGTGGTCGGATGAGTCAGGGCAAAGTCTTCTTGCCCAGGGGTGCGCCGTGGGTGGATGATTTGGTGTCGGAGCTCTTGCGGTTCGATGCGGGGCGCTACGATGACCAGGTGGATGTTATGAGTTTGTTTGGGCGTATGTTGAGTCAGATGCAGCCGGCCGGCGAGCTTTTGAATTTTGATGCGCGGCGCCATGTGCGCCGGCTGGTGAAAGTGTAGTGTGATGAACAATAAGTATTACGTATCGAAGAGTGAGTATGGTGATTCGGTTGCGCGCCATGTGGCGTGGCAAAAAATCAAAACCTATGTAGAGTTCAGCAGCGTAGTTGGCATAACAGAGCGCAGAGCACAGCATTGGTCGCCTATGGTGGACGGCCTGAATGAGGGTGAGATGGAGAACCCCTACGAGCTGGCCGATGTGATTCGCGGCCACAACCCGCCGGAGTGATGGATGGGGTGCAAAAAAGTCCGGTGCACTACAACGACCACAGGGGCTTTATACCCTGTTGGCATACGATGGAGTACAAGCAATGCCCGCGCGAAGGATAGGCAACAAGAGCATGGCCGTGAAGCCGGTCGGCAACGAGAAGAGACGTCCACCCAGGGCTGCCAATGCCAAAGGGCGAAGGGTGCAAAGGGCAACCGCAAAAGGCATGGCGAAGTCGACTCGCAGAGCGAATAAGAATAGGCCCTATTGAATACTAATGTCGTAGTGCGCCACCTGGCGGATCCGCCCCTGCTGAAGGTGTGGGACCATCCCGGGGCGGATGACTTCATGTTGTTTACGCGCATATGGATGGGCATTGTGGGCCCCCAAGAGCGTGAGCCGGGCTACGCAGTGGTCGTGGGCGAGGTGTATGATGGCGATATACGCCAAAAGGCGCGCCGTAAGATCGTTTTAGACGAGGGACAGGCTCTCGATCCGCAGGACTTCGATGAGGAGACACGCAAAAGGCACTATGACTTGCTGTATTGCGACCTCGAAGGCGAAGATGGAGAGCTTCAACAGGTCCGCAAGGTCGATTTACCGACATTGGACGACCTTCGGGTCGCTATGGTGACCCTTAAGGACCTTTATCATGTCAATTTGGGCTATACGCCGCCCAATAATGCGGTGTTCTATCAACATATGCGCTCTACGGAGGGCTTGACGCATTATTCGCCTGACTATGACGATGGCCAGCTTGCGCACTGGTATCCCTGCTTTCGCCATTCGGATGCAACGGCTACCCTGACTGATAATCCACCCTTTGGCGATGATGAGGAGTATGGCCGCCAGCTCATCGAGTCGCTACTGGCGCGGGACGAGCTGCACGTTAATGAACAATGCCGGCTGTTTCGCAACCGATCGTTGTCGGCGCCTATACGGGCCGTCGGGCTAGTGTGCTCTGCGATGCAGATGATGGATTGGACGCACCAGATCCGCGAGTGGCGCGACCAGGACGGCTACGAAGACCATCGTGGTGATGAGAACGAAGAGCAGACGGTCCGCGAGGCTCAGGCTCGTGAGATCGAGGCGCGACTATGGCACGCGGGGATGCCCGTGGTGCCGCCGCGCGATTACATCCTTTCAATGGAGCATGCCCCTCTATGGAACTGACGGTTGATAGCACTGAGGACCTTATCGAAAAAAGGGCGCAACAACGCCGCAACGCGAAGACCAAGCTCAATATCGAGGACTACTTTACATGGCGTGATCGTCTGCCCACCGACGTCACCGCTCGGATCCTGGCGATCATGGAGCGCTATGGCAGTAAAAGCAAGGACCGGTGTGTGGCCGAAAAGGGCATCATGGATTTTTTCGCTCCTGACCAGCGGCCTACGGTGCGCTCGATGCTGTCGCGTATGCGGATGGAGAAACACATGTCGTATCGGCAACGCAACACGAGCAATGGCACGAATCGCTACTGGCGTATGAGGAGCGGTTTTACTGACAAATCCGACCCTGAACAGACAACTGGATAATTCTTTTGTAATCATTCATACTTTATGTAGGGGTCCGATATTATTCGGGCACTATCACAAGGGGCGCCTTGGGTCGCCGCTTCTTGTTCGTGGGTCTCGGCCTTGGAGCCACAGCCGTCGCTGCGCTCAGGCCGCGCGAGATCACTTCGACCCCCTCCTACGTGGTGTGGGCGGGGTGGGAGTGCTTTAGGGTGTTCCCACCCCTTGGTTTAACGAGTTTAACTGTAAGCGGTTAAAATGAGTGAAGCGGATCACGAAGAAGCTAATGAGACGGTCGACGTAGGCGAACTGCTCAACATCCGCCTGCGTGGCGCGGTGGCTGAGGCCAGTGAGTGGGCGCGTGAGGCGCGACGAGCTTGGCAGTACTACCAGTCTCATCAGTGGCAGAATATGACGGAGCGCGAGCGCCATCGTGTTATACCGATCGTGGCCAACGTGATTCGCCGCGACCTCGATCAGATGGTGGCCCAGGTGCTTGAGTCTGAGCCGGTGGTCAATGTGCGGGGGCGCCACGAGCGCGACTATGAGGTGGGACGCCTACTGGTCGACTTACTGCAGTGGACGCGCGACGAGGAGCGCAACTGGCTGGCCGATCTGGAGACGGTTATCACGGACTGCTTTCACACAGGCGAGGGCATCCTACATGAGTATTGGGACCAGGACGCGCACAACGGCATGGGCATGCCGCGCGCGATCGCATGGGATCCTCGATTCATTGTATGGGACCCACTGGCTAAAGATGAGCAGAAAACCGACGCGGAGTGGGTGATCACCTTCGAGCCCCGCAAGGTCTCCTATTTGGAGAAGAAGTGGGCCGACGAGCTGGGCAATGCGAGGATCCAGTCTGACTATCCCGACTTCTTCGTTGGGCAGGCAGAGGTGGCACAGTTCAATGAATACACC